GCAATGCGCTTGTTGCGCTGCCCTTGCCGGCCTGCGCGTGCGGTGCGCTCCATGCTCCAGGTCACGCCGTCCAGGCTGTAGCTGGTCCAAATCACCGGATCCGCATCAAGCGACACGCGCCCACTGAGACACACAAGCTCCAGCTCGTGCACGATGCCAGAGTTGCCGCCGTTGTAGACGATTGGCGTGCCGAACTCCCAGCCCGTGACATCGCCATAGTGAGACGATACGGCGCTCGTCATGCGTCCCAGTGCGGTGCTGGTAGGGTCACCGACGTTCCACTGGTCGTAGCACCACACCAGGCCGCGCGCCCGGTAGGTTTCTGGCGCCATCACGCCGGAGTCCAGCGTGTGCCAAAGCGGCTCGCCGGCCGCCTGGCTGCCGATGGTGTCGTAGACCAAGGTGCGATCAGGCAGGTGCAGGTAGACGTGCTGGTGGTTCTTGTCCACGCGCGTTTCCATCACGGCCGTTGATAGCTCGTCTTCCGTGTAGCTCAGCAAGATGGTGTCCACCTCGCGCGTGCTGACCTTCTGCACGTTGCCCGGCACCATCTGATACACGGCCGGCGCCTCTCCGCGCCCAGACCCGCAAAACATGAAGGTGTCGCCCAGGCCGCAATAGGCGTGCGTGCCGATGATGCCTTTTCCGACCTGCGCACCCTCGATGCGCTGAAACGGGAAGCCCGTTCCGCCGATGTTCTGAAACACTTCGACGGTGTAGCGGCCAAATGCATAGGCCTCGTTGCGCAGCTCATCCACCGCCTGCACTGGGTCCGGGTCCGCTTCGGCTGATCCGTAATGGGTGGTCTGCACGGATGCAGGATCGTTCAGGTCCGTGGTGATCAGGTCCACGCCGTCAGTGGTCAGGAAGTAGCCGGCAATCCAGCGCATGTCTTTGACATACCCGATGTCTGGGTCAGTGACCTGCGTCAGCGTAGAGCCATTCCAGTAGAACAGCTTCCCGCCTGAGGCGATGCCAAGACGGTCAAAGCTGTAATCCATCGTGACCCACCCACCATCCCCAACCGATCCAAGAATGGTCACCGCGCCGTCAGCCGCCACCCTTGTCAGGCTGCTGCCCATCACGCGATAGGTGACGCCGTTCCAGTTGATGCCGCCGCGGGTAACGCCTGGACCATCGCTCAGCTTTTCAACGCCATCGGCCGGACGCAAATAACCTGAACTGATGCCGGTTTCTTTTGGCACCGGCACCAGGTTGCGCGGCAGAGACGTGCGGAAGTCCGCCGCGATGGAATCGGCGTATGAGCCGTGCGCGATGGGGATCTGCATAAATCAGGCCCCGCCCTCGCCTGGCTGGAAGTGCATGACGGTTGTGGAACTGTCGGATAGGTAGGCCACGCTGTCGTGGTGCTGCGGCTTCTCGATGGTGAGCGTGGAGCTCGCAGCGCCTGCTGGTCCGACTGGGGTGTCCGCCGATGTGCAGGCTTTTGCCGCCTCTACTGTGTCCGTGCTGTCGAAGGTGCGGAAGTATCCGACCACGGCGCCACTGTTGAGGATGCGCAATGATTTCTCTCCGGCGCCGAACGCCACCGTTGCTGATGTTGTCGAAGCGGTGACCTTCTTATTGCCGCCGCGCTTGGGTTGGAATGGGCTTTGAACTGACATGCTTGGCTCGCTTTCGGTTGATTGGCTTGTTGGTGGTCACCTGCATATCGCCGCGATCTGCTGCACAGTGAGGCCAGCACGACACGCAGCCCAGGCGTCCCACAGCGCGGTGCATGGGTCGTCCTTGGCGTACTTGTCGCGCATCGTATTGAGCGGGCTACCGCTGCCACTGATCAGCAGCGCGGCCCAGTCGGCACGCATCTGGTCAACGATGGCAGAGGTCTGCACCACCGCGATCTGGATCTTCGAGCCGCACGACCACACAGCACAGGACGACTGTTGCCCGACGCTGATGATGGCCGCGCTGTCCTTGTACCCGCCGAACATCTGCGCAGGGCGGCAGTCGTACCGACCCAGGGCATGCGCCTGAGCGCACACCATGGTGAGGGCGAGGGCTGCGGCGCGCATCACACTGCCACGTCTTTGATGATCTTGCGCATGCGGTCCGCCCAGTACAAGCCGCATCTGTCAGCCAATGCGCGCACCGCGTGCAGGTTGTCGCTTTGCAGGTTTGGTGTGTTGGCGGGGTATTGCCCACCCTCCAACCTGTAGAGCGACACTCCGTGGTACCAGAGCTTCGGACGAGCGCCGGTCGAAGCCGTTCCAGGAATACCCGGTAGGCCATAGCTTGGAATGTCAAACGGTGGATTCGTGCCGCTTGTTGCCGTTGCCTGGTTGAAGAAGTTGGTGATGCAGTACGTAAGCCCGCCAACGTTGTCGGGGTCTTGAGCATCCGCGATTAGGCCAGTACCACCAAAGACAACCGACTCATTGTTTTGGTAGCTCGATGTCACCATCGGGACTGACAGACCAAATACCGGGATGACTCCCCTAGCCAGGAAATAGCGTCCGATTTCACGCAGAGCCACGGAATACCACGAGGTCAGAATGTTTGGATCGCTCTGACCGTTTTGCACAATCACATAGCGGTTGCCGTACGACCCATTGACCGCGAAAAGTGCTTTGCTCAGTCGGTCCAACGCAAAGTATGGGTCGAATCCAGGCTCCCAATACCGAATGACGTGCAGACCGTTATCCATCGTTGTCGAGTGCGTCGTGCTGACGCACTGCCATGTGACCTGATTGTCCGTGACCGTGTCGCCCACGTTGGCTGTAGCAAAACCGGCAGGCACCGTGCCGCCAGAAACCTTACCTGCTGACACGCCTAACGTTTCCTGCGAGAACGCGCTCATGTTGTACTGAGTTCCGCCGTTCCACGACACGCCAGCGCCCTCGTTCAAGAACGCCATATTCCGAGCGCCAGCCGTGGCTTTGAACCACTTGCCGCTTGAGATGATGTGGTCGCCACGATAGCCCGGGTCACCATTGCCAAGAGACGTGCGCTCTGCCGCGTATCGAGTGCTAGCAGCCCATGCGCGGGCCACTCCACACATCTGGGACAACATCGACGCGCCACCCATACTGCCATTGACCAAGCGCACTGACACACCCGCTTTTGCCAACTCCTCAGCCATCACGGTAAACATCGAGCCATTGCCAGCGAAATTGAGCTTGTCCTGCGACTCAAAGTACCCTTGGCTGGGCGCGTTGTACCAAACCTTGGTCGTATCGGTTCGAGACTCAGCCGTAAGGCCTCCTTCGTTCGATTGACCCAAGATACCGATGATTGCCCGACTTGCAACATTGACGGGTGGCCGCTTGAGTTCCCAGGTTGTGCCGTTCGACTCAAACGGTAAGCCGCCAGCCATCGCAGTCTTCCCCGCATTGCTCGCGGCTGGGTAGTTGGCGATCAGGGTGGGGAGGTCGGGTTGGGGAGGGACCTGAATGAGCGGAGACCCGTCAGGTGATTGCAAGCCACCATCGGATGCACCAGAGCTATTTACAGTAGCCTGCGCTGGCACGGATGCCGCGTTAAAGACGTTGTACGTCAGGCCAGATGCATCGGCAGACAAGGTGATCGACTGAGAACGATCAGGGAATGGGCCGAACGTCGCAACATTCAAGATGGTGGAAGGCTGCGCGTTGAGTGGGCCAGGGCCGTAGACGGCCATGCCGCGCCCCTTGACGGTCATTTGCTGGCCCGGCGTGAGCGTGACGGTTGCTTGCGCGTTGGCGGCGATGCTTGTCATGATGGTGGTTCCTTTGGCTGTCAGCCGATGCGGTACCAGGCTTGCAAGACGCCATCAAAGCGCAGCCTGAAAAAGCCATTTGCGGCCAGGGTGGTGGGGGCGCCGTTGACGGTTGACCCGTTGCCGGAGACGGTCAGCGTGGTGACTGATTGCGTGCACGACACAAGCACCTCCTGGCCATCCACGCAGTACGCCTGCAACGGCAGGGTGATGGTCCCGGCCGCATACCCAGCAGTGGGCGTCAGCAGCAGATACACACTGCCGCCCTGCTCTGTCGGGTTGATGGCCACACTGAAGCCGGTGGCGTTGGGTGCCGAGTACTGGGTCTGGAATGCGCCAGCCGGTGTAAGTTGCGTTTGCAACCAGGTCACAAACGCGCTTAGCGCGATGGCCGCGTCATTGCCAATGCCTGATGCGTAGATGGCGAGCAAATCGCCACCGTTCACATCGGCTGATGACACGCGAGAAAGCTTGTCGATTGAACTCATGTCAGTTGCCCTCTCCGGTGAACGTCAGCCCACCATCTGCTGCGCTTTGAAGCGGGCTGGTGTCGGGCGTTGGCACGAAATGTTGATTGATGGTCCGCCACGGCTTGCGGCCTGCGCCACGCGGCGTACCGGATTGGAGTTGCTGCTGCTGGACCTGATCAGCCGCAACCTTTGACACCATCGCGTCGTAGGATGTTTTCGCGGTGGTCAGCGTGCTGCGCGGCAGCGTCTTGCCCTTGCTGGCGGCCATGCGAACGGCAAGGTTTTGCACAACAGCTTCGACAGCAAACAGCGGCAAGCCGGATGGCTCATCTAGATCCTCAGTTTCAGCCGAGGCATTCATGTGGAAGCCGAGGTGCAGGCTCAGCGCGCCCCACGTCGCCATCATGGTGTTCAGCTTGCGCAGCGCGAAAGCCTCTTCATCAGGCGAAATGTCGAAGTCATAGCCGGCCAAGGCCAACTCGCCGAAGGCATCCGCGATGAGTTGGCGCTTGGTCCAGCTCATGGCTTACACCTGTTCGCCTGTTGCAGCAGAGTCAGGCTCAGCAGCTTGCGCAGCCGCTGGCGTGTCGGTTGTTTCCGTCGCCGCCTTAATCATG